TGGAGTACCTTCTTCGTCTGTCGTGATGTCTAGTTCTTTTCCCTCGAAGGGAATTGATAGGGTCATGCTTGCCCAGAACTCTTTTTCTTGTCTAGGCCAGTCTGCATGTCCTGGTGGTACGTCGAGTATACCGGACAAAAGCTTGTGGGCTTCTTCCCCTTCTACTCCTTTCAATGGTTGTCGACCAACATAGATTGAACCTATCTTGATCTTTGCCGCAGCTCTAATCTCCTTTGGGAGGTGGCCGAGGACTTCTCTGCGTCTGATTATAACTTTTTTCATGTTCTTTATTTAGTTAAGAATAAACTGGTTTGCTTGCAAATCGGGGAGAGCCGACATTTCAGCTCCCCCCTTTGCAAACCAAACACCAAATTACGATGCAGTGCAAGTCAAGTCGAGCGAAGTATCGAATCTGCGGAGCAGGATACCAGCTGTCTTCAACATGTGCACAGAAGCACCGTCTATATCTGAAGCTCGCGTGTCAGTTTCTGTGAAGCCCTTAGGCACAACAGAACCAGCAACACACCAGCGAAGCATTTCACGACCCTTCTTCTGAATCATCTGGAGGTTGTTTTCTCCATCGTAAGAAGATTGGTCAACGAATGTCATTCTGTAAGATTCGAGCGGCAATCCAGTCTCAGGGTGCTTATTAGAAGCCTGAGCAACAGGACCGTGATCGAACAATGGGACCTTGACCACGTTCACCGTGTGACCATCGATGTGATCATACGAAGTGAAGTAACCAGTGATACCCAAGCTACGACCGCTACCAGTGATGAACTTAGACTCAGTAGTTCTGAGGTAAGAGTTTGTAGCACTGCCAGTGACACCAGTAGAACTAACACCGTTAGCGTAGTAAGCGCGGAGAGCCTTGTCGAACTCACGTGCACCACCAATACCTGTGAACAATGTCACCTGCTTGTCGGTAGCGTCGGTCATTCCGTAGAACAAGTCACCAATAGTATCCTCAATCTTCTTCTGCGTGAGAGTAGAGTAAGTGTCCTTGTTGATGATCTGCTCGAACAAACCAGGTCCAGAGACCACAGGCTGTCCGTTCTCGTCGAGCATGGTAGACTTACCGTTAGCATCGTGCGTCTTAGCACCATACCAGTAGTACATCTCACACTCTTCCTTAAACTTGAGCATGTGACGGTACTCCTCGTAGTCCATCCACAACTTCGTAGATGAGCCTTCCTTCAATGGGAGGGTAAACTCAGCAACGTAGTCCTTAGCATTACCAGAGAAGTGGTAAGACTTACGCACGGTACCGATCTTAGAACGGACCAACCCGGGAGCTGTCCAGTTAGAAGCGTTTCCGCGTGAGAAGTCAATACCGACGTTAGCGTACAACTGTCCCCAGAGTGCGCCTGCTGCAACCTCACTTGCTACCAAACCTGAGCTGTTATCAGGAGAAACCAACTGCAGGGTGTATTCGTAACCGCCCCCAACAACTCTAGGTTCTTGCATAATTCTTGCCAAGCTACCTTTGTTAGAAACAAGAGTATATGGGAAGATGAACCACTTGTCTGGGAAGACAATTTTAAACATAGCGCCACCGGCACCTGTTCCCGAGTCGGGGTTAGAAACTACTGGTCGAACGTTTACCTCATGAGTTTTGACACGGTACTCGTACTCGAATCGATCGATAGAGCGCGTATTGCCAACCCCCTCAGAGAGGAAAGAAAGTGGGAATTTCTTTTCTTCACGTCCGGCCAAGTGCGTAATAATAGGAGAGAGCTCTTCGGGCTTCTCCATCAATGCATTAACCAACGAGTTAGTGTCGGTCATCTGCTGGTCGTTGTAATACGACTTAAGTACTTGCATCAAAGCCATGATTGTTTATTTTAAAGTTTTGCTTAAAAAAGCGCGTTTATGTCCAGCTGATCTGGATCAAATGTCTGTTGCCTACGCTGAGCCTTACGAGCGCTCTTGACTCTCTCCTCATTTGCTTGGATGCGGTCTCTCAGACCTCTGACACTCTGCGTACGTGCTTTTGTGTCGATGATATCTGCAAGGTTAAACCCGCTGTACATGAGGTAGTCTATCGCAAGCTTGATGTCAATGTCAGCATCAGCGTAGTCTAAATCTCTTTGTGTATTGCCTTCTTCGTCGATAGGTGCAGAGATGTAGTCAAAGAAGTCTTGCTTGTCCGAGTCTGGGATAACAATACCCCCGAACTCGTTGTCTTCTGACATGTACTCTGCTACACCACCCCAGAAGTCTTCTTGCTCCTGTTCTATCTCTCTAGCTTCTGCAAGCTGTTCTTCGTACATCTGCTGTCTCTGAGCTTCCTGCATGTTGACCAGCTGTTGCTGTGCCACGAGTGCTTTGTTGTGCAACTTGCCTGTCTGTTGAAAGTCATCGAGCATCTCGATAATCATTTCATCTTCGTGGCCCATAGCCTTGTAATACTCCCCAAGCATAGCTCGTTGGAGTGTAACATCGTCTTCGCTAAGCTGAATACGGCTGTAATCTGAGCCTGGGTTATTCGCTGCGTAGAACTCCTGTGGGTCACCACCGGCAAGCACATACTCTAGGTGAGCACCTACTTCGGGGTATTGCTCGAACAGTTCCTGCAGCTGTCCTTCTGCAAGATCTTCTGAGACATCTCTAACGTAGTTAGTTAGTCCCTCGACTGTGTCGGCATATTCGTATTCCATTTCAACTCCAAGAATATCGGAGATCTTCTCTGAGATAGGGAGGTCGTCATACTCTTCTTCCGTGAGTTCGTCATCGTCGTACTCATCGTCAGCGTATTCATCATCCTCATCATCTTCATCGTCGTCGTCGTAGTCATCTTCAACGCTGTAGTCTTCGTCGTCATCTTCGTACTCGTCTACACCGTCTTCGAAGTCTTCGTCTCCGTATTCTCTAGGGTCCTCGTCAATGATCTCATCACTGACTTCCTCAACGTCTTGAGGCGCCTCGGCTGTTTCCAGCCCTTCTGCACCGTCTCCAATGACACTGTCGAAGGAGATGGCACTAAAATCTAACTTGTTGTTTGGGTCTGACATGTTGCAAAAATATTAAGGGTTTGGTTTGTAAATCTGTAAAATTATTTTCTATACTCGCTATTACTATATATCACTTGCGCTTTCTGCGCTTCTTTCGTCTATCTACTATTCCGCCTCTGCGTTTTGCTTTATCGGCTGCTCGATGGAACTTATCATAGAATCTCTCAACAAACTTTGGGTCAGTGAAGTCCCTCAACTTCTCTCCTTCTCTGTTCGTGAGACGTATTCCAGATATGTTGTTTCCTTTGTACATATCATCGCTTCGCATGATACGATCTTGGTAGTCCATGGCTTGCATTTCCCAGTATTTCCCTCCCTGGTATTTCCCTGACTCAGCTGCTTGTTTCTTTGCAGCCTCAAGGGACATACCATGCTCATCGACCAAAAAGTCTATGTACTTTTGTTTTAGTTCTTTGGCACTTGGCATTTTTTGTTGAGGTCCAAATTTTGGTCCTCTAATTCTATTTACGTAGTCAAGGTCGTAGCTCTGTCTTATACGAATAGGTTTACCGCCTAGACCCTCGAATACTTCGAACTCCTGTATTTTATCTCTTAGTCTTTTTGGAATCTTCTTCAGTGGGGAGTCTTTGTCAAGAAACCTCAGCTTTTGTTGGAAGGGTTGCAGATCCCAGTCGTCTACCATGTCTACCTTAAGACCTCCTCCAGGCTTAACCTTTGTCTCCATTCTGTAACCTCCCATCACACCATGCAACTGATCTCTGTATCCTACAGTAGTTCCCGTTCCCCCCTCTATTCCTTTAGATGCAGCTCGTTCAAAGTCTCTTGTTAGCCCGCTACCATCTTTTGTTAGATCAAAAGTAGCATTAGACGTCCCGGGCGTTCTAACGTATTTAGCTCTAGCTTCGGCGGCTTCTGGGGCCGCAAACCTGTATTCGTTTCTGGCTCTACCAGTAGGCACATATGATCCGAATCTCTGCTCTTTACCAAGACCCAATCGTATTGCATCTATTCTTGACTCAGCTTGAGTTCTTGCATGTGCAGGCATGTTCTCATAGGTAAAGTGTTTTGGACCGTCCAGCGAGTATCTCTTGTGGTAATTGACTACATTTTCTACATGCCTCTTCTTACTTAAGAAATTCTCTAAGGTCTTGACAGGTCCAAATGCTTGTCTGGCGTCGTAACCAAAAGGTACTTTGGAGTATTGGAGACCAAATGCCGCTGTCTTCTGCATACCCTTTAGCAATCCTCTTCCAACTCCAAATGCAAGGGTTGGATCAAGCAGTATGTCTGCTGCTAACGCTTTACCACCAGTTAAGTCCAGTGTTGTAGATGGTGAGTAGTTGTCTTGTGCTATACCTCGTGCTGCATCTGTGTAGGCAAACGGGTTTGTATTGATCTTGTTACCTGTTGCAACGTTTAGAAGTGCACCTGTGGTCACTCTTTGAGGCCATGAGAGTACGTCTGTTGTTACATTCATCAGGTCCCTGCCTGCATCTTCTATGTCCTTGGTAACTCCGGTCTCGTACTCTTCACGCTTTCCCTCATCTATCTTAGAGTAGTCTCCTGCAATACCTGCATTGGTACGTTGCAGCACATCCTCTACTGAGTCTAGCCCCTGCCTGTCCTTGTTTGCTACAACTTCTGCTGTACCTAACAGGACTGGCATCTGCGTGCCGTCTGCGAAGGTCATGATACGTGTGCCCGGTATCTTGTTGTTGTCAAACCCATGCTTGTCTGACCACGTCAACGATACGTCCTGCTTCTTTTCTTTCTCCTCTTTGTCACCTGCGTCACCTCCGGTCTGATATTGTGCGGGTGATTCTATGATGTCTCCCTCGTACGGGCCCGTGGGTATCTGTTGTATGCCCGGTGGTACACTCTTGTAGGACTCAACGATGTGCCCGTTCTTGTCCACCTTCTCTATGTCGATAGGGGCTTTCATGCCCCGTGTGTTAAACACAGCACCTGGTTCTGTGTCTGGGAACACCATGGTCTTGTTTGTCTCACCAGCCTGGTGGTATGGACGCAACCCTTCTTTCCGCTCCTCTGGTGTTTCTGCACGCAGAGGTTGTTCTCCCTGTTGTTGTGCTTTGTGCTCAGCAATAATATCCCTGCCTTGCTCGTAGGCCTTGAACACGTCAAGAATGGAGCCCTCCATACCGGATGCTCTAAACTCTTCTAGTAATCGTCTACGGTCGGCGTTTGTCATGCTCCGTCAGGTCT